TGCGCTCGTCTGTCCAAGCGGCGATTTGAAAGACAGCGTTTTCCAACGATGTTTCGTTCAAGTCGGCACCTGTTGTGGGACGGTTGCTGTTTGTACCGCCAGACACCAGAGGGTGAGCTGTAGAGCACAGAGATACGCCGTCGCCGTAGGTTACAGAGCCGCTAAAGGCATTGTTCAGAACATATGCTGCTTTAACTTGCTTTGTGTAAGCCATTCCGCGAGCCAAGGCTTTTGTGTAACGGCTAGACAAGCTGTCGTACAAGTTATCTTCCACAGCCTCTTCCGTAATGGCAAAACCCATTGCGATAGTTTCGTGGTTGTAACGTGCTGTGTAGGCTTCTTGTGCGTTGTCGTAAGCGATGGCTGAGCCTTCGTTCTTGACTGGAGCAGCGGAGAAACCAGACAGTTTTGTCTCTTCTTCGAAAGAACGCTCAGAGGTTTCTGTTTCGTAGATCTCTTTATGCTCTTCGCCGTAGCGGGCATACTCAAGACCGAACAAAGCGTTCAAGCCGGGCAGGAGTTCTTTCAGTAATTGTGCGCGTGAAATTGCCATGATCTACTCCTTAAATGCCAGTGGCGTTGTAATACGAGTGATAACCGAAGTTGAATTTCACGATGAATTCAACAAAGTTACCAGACGAGTTAGCTGTATCGGGCACCACGTCCACGACGCGCAAAGGCAAACTAGTAGTAGTACCAGCAATGTAAATGCCAACGCGTGAGTCGCCGCTAGTTGTAGAGCCTGTGTTGAGAACCAAACGGCAGTTGTTGCCAATTGCTGTCAGACCCAAGTAAGCTGGCAACAAGCCAGATGTGGCGTCGTCCACAGTAGTTCCAGTCACATTCACTGCTTTGAACAGTGTGTCAGGATCGTCACAAACGATGGCCTGAGCGTCAGAAGCCACTGTACCGGAGGGCCAGTATTGTGCAAAAATCTTCTGATTTGTGGATGGGTTTGTGTATGAACAGCCCAAGAAAACTCCGACTGTACCAGCCAGAGGGGAAGCGTCAGCAGCGAGTGCGGAAACAGCAACTGTACCAGCAGAGGTCAATGTAACAATATCGCCATAAAAGATATTGGCAGCATAACCAGATGCAATAGAAAAGTTGCGAGTTGATCCAGCAAACACCTGACCACCGATCAAGTTGATCGGCTTAAGCCCGTAAGGGGCGTTAACGGTAGGATAAGCCATATTTAACTCCTAAATTTAAAAACCTTTACCGAAAGTAACCTTCGATGACCGCTCTTTAAAGAGAGGCATACGAGGATCATTCTCGCGCATGAATGTGTTGTCTACGGAATTCATTTGATCGCTTGCCTGTTTCAGGTAATAAGCATCACGGTCCCGTGTGAACTCGATAGGGGTTTTGCAAAGCAACAATCCACCAACCTCAATACTGTCGGGGAATCGAGTAGATTCTCCCATCAATTGTATTTCTGGATGCTGAGATGCTTTTACGGGCTCCCATCCTTCACGAAGTTTAGAAGAAACATTGGTGGCGTCTGCCATTCCCATAGTACTCAATCGAATCCAGCGAAACGCATAACCTTCTTCCGGGTACGGTTCAGGTAGAAGCTGGGCGGGCATCCAACGGGTTGGACGCGCATGTTTTTCACGAGTATCTAATTCGCGGGTTTCGCGAGCGGTTTTATTTTGTTCAGCCATGTTTATTTCCTCATCTCTTCAGCAACTTTTTTGGCGTAAAGTTCCAATGGAACTCCAAGCCGCTTAGCAATTTCCACCTGCGATTTAGTAAGTACGACTTTTCTTGGCGCTGTACTACGAGTCGCTGGTGCTACGATGTTTGATTTTTTCGGAGGAGAAGCATCCGGATTCTCAGACTCAAACACATCTGGGAATCTCTTTTGGACGTCAGAGTCAATACGTTTATAGTATTGTTCGCTTCCGACAGAAATTCCTTCCGCCACAAGATCTTCATGAAGCCCTAAAGCATAGGCCGTCATACCTCGATTTGATCCAAACCACTGATTCCTATCCTGCCACGCACGTAGTTTGGGATCTACCTCTTGCCGCGTTTGTGGTATTTGTACATTATTTTCTTCAGTTTGTAAAGGGGCTGGCTTGAAATTATTAACTTTTTCAGATTTAAATTTGATAGAAGTTAATTCTTCTTGTGCATTTACCAACGCATCTGAGTCTCCGGACTCGTATGCTTCCTTATATTTCCTCTTGGCCTGTTCTAATTCATTGGCTACAACTTTCTTAGCTTGCTCCAATAAAGCAGATTGACCTTGAGATAAAGAACCCTGAAGTTTTTTGTTTTCTTCAATGACGGATTGGGCTAATTTAACAGCCTCTTCCCGCTCGCGGAATGCTTTTTCTTTTTCCCTTCTTTCCTCGTGGTAACCTTTTGAAAGGTGCTTAATACGTTTCTGTACACTTTCTTCGTACTTATTAAGCTCTTCGTCGGTTACTTCCTTGGGGGCTTCGTCCATTGGTTTTCTGTTGCGGTCCTCTTCGGGTGTATCGTCAACAATTTCAATTTCGGGCTCTTCAACTTCTATAACTTTACCGCCCTCGCGGGGGTTTTCCTGAGCCTCGTCAGGAAATTCAAATTCAACTTTTTCCATAGTGGCTCCTTATACTCGGCTAATGCCGCGTGGATCTTGCACAGTAGCCTCAATGGAGTCGTCGCTGATTAGGCGGAACTCACGGCCATGAATTTTCATGCGGGTTCCAGTATTAGGTCTAACCAATACGAAGTCTCCTGATTTACATGATGGGCCAGACGGGAATCGCTTCTCATCTTTAAATGCATCGGGGCCAACCTTGACCACGAATAACACTGGGCTTAGCAGTTCTTCAAATTGAATTGTTTTACCTGCTTTTACTAAACCACTTTCATATTCTTCTTCTGCCTCGGGAAGCATACATAGAACATGGTAAGTTTGCGGATCCGGTAACTGACGTGCCTTTTCTTCGGCGGTTTCAGGTAACACGGATACTGGCCCTTGCGGATCCAGAGTTTGGCCTATCAATAGTTCACTCATCTTCGTACTCTTTCATTTTTTGCAGTAGGTCATTAATCTCTGATTGTGCGGTCAACAACCCACGTAAAACGCCGCACACCTCTTTGTAGTGATCGTAGGATTTAGCCCCACCATCACCCAAAAACTCAATCAACTCTTGTCGTCTCTCTTCTAATTTTGAATTTAGAAGTTTCAATACTTTTGGGTCCATTCATTCTCCTTAAGGTAAATTTCTAGCCATTTCAAACTGGGCCTTCTGTTGAAGTTCCTGAGCCTTCAATTGGAGTTCAGCTTGTTTAATCTGAAGTTCTCCTTGAACTTTCTGAGCCTGTGTCTGGGCTTCTTGCTGTTTAATCTGAAGCTCGGCCTGTTGCATTTGGATAATTGGATCCTGAGCCTGTTGTTGGGCTTGCTGTTGGGCTTGTTGGCCTTTGTGCATCTGAAGTAATTGAACAGATGCTTGAGCCACCAGCTTAGACAGTTGAACTTCAACGTCCTCTTTCAGTTCCGCGTTGGGTGCGGGTAGAGTGGCTCCCAATCTTTCTTCAACCTGCTTCCGATATTGGAAAGCCAAGTGTTCGGCAATGTGAGCCATAATCGCGCCTTGCATTTGTTGGGCCATAGGGTTCTGCCCCATCTGGGCCATGATCATGGGATCCTGCATCATCGAGGTATGGACGGCGATATGGGCATCGTGGTCTTGGTAGATAAACGCCTTGGTAGGTTTACCCGTTAAGAATGCCATGTTCTCGCTCACGGGATCGCGGGGAGTCATGTCGTCCTCAATGGGAACGAGCTTCTCCGCGTTCTTAATTCCTAGAACGTCAATCATCTGACGATGAAGCTGTGGTAAGTCGTAGATCTGCGGAGCGCCCTGAGCCAACTGAATGACGGCTTGGTACTGCATGATCCGCTGGGCCATAGTCGCGGAGTTAGGATCGGACACGGGGATAACGTCCACCATGTCGTAGTCCATTTGCTTGGCTTTTCTCTCCCCCTCGGCGGGATCGTACTCATAGGATCCTTCGGTGTGGTCCCGAATAATATCTTTAAGTAACTTGAACTCTTGTTTCATGGAGTTATGAACACGAGCCTGTACCGCCGACATGGTTTTAAGCTGCCTCTCCAAGAGGGCCAGAGTAGTTCCCACTGGGGCGTTGGCGGACATGTCGGATATCTTCATATCCGCTATAGAACCAAGCCTTCTTCCCTCTTCCGTGATCTTCTCAAGGAGCATTGCCAGAACTTGTGACGGTTCTTTGTAGGGTAGGGGCATGATGTTGTCCCGAATGGACCCACTTGGCACGTCTACATCCCTGAATTCACCCGGAGCAATCGGGGTGTCGTCGCCTTTTGTCCTCAATCCACGGGATTTCAGTCCGCCGGGAAGGTTAGATAGAGTACCAGCGTCCACCAATTGGCGGATTAACGACGTTCCGGCCCTAGCGTACCCACCAATCAGGTGAATAAGACCCAAACCGTAGGCTCCAAAGCCGGGAACGTAGGTATATTGGACAAAATGCTGGCGTTTCTTCTGGTTTTTGTCGCCTTCGACCCAGTTTCTACGGATAGATAGGACTTCCTGAGTGCCACGGTCAATCGTAATGACGTAAGGGAGGGCAATTCCGTCATCATCTTCATATCCCGGAAGGTCATAGTCAATGTGAACCTCAAGAATCTGATAGCGGTCGTCGTCAGTTAGGGAATATCCCTGATCTTCGGCCTTCTTTTTCTCCACATCGCTGTGAATCGTGACGGGCTCTCCAAGATCCGTATCCAAATAGAACCCAGAAACCTGTAATTTCTTCAGTTCGTTCTTGGTTTTCCTCATAACGTGAGTCAAACGCTCAGAAGTCTGGGCACTTGAAGCGCCGTAAGGAATAATAATATCCTCAGCCGGGATAAATACAGCCGTCTGACGACCTAAAGAAATGTCGTAGTAAACCTTTTTAAAGGCAGAGCCAGAAAGACCCAAAGAGTAGAGCATTCTTTCATGCTCGGGGCGGTACTCCTGCATGATTTCGGTCAATTGATAATTCATGTCTTCCGAAACTCGCTGAGCGGCTTGCTCTTTTAGCTTATCAATAGCTCCAATGATTTCAGTTTTGACCGGGCCAGCAGCGGGGAAGGTCGCGGTAATAGTCTCGGATTGAAACCTTACAGCCGCCTCAGTTAATACGGTAGAGTAAACGCCACAGGCTCCGCTCCAAGGTTCTGTCCGCTCTTCGTATTTCATTCCAAGAACTTCTAAACCTTTAACCAACATCTCTACCCAGTCTTTACGACTGTTGATGTCGGAGTCCACCATTTCAATAATATCGCTGGCGACTTTCTGAAGCTCTCCGCCGTCCATGTTTTCGGCCAAGTTGTCATCAAAATCTTCTTCCTCCGGCATTAAGGATATTTCCATTCCATCAATCCCAATAGTCACACCGTCGGGATTTTCTATTTCAATCTCAATGGCGGGTTCGTCGTTAGGAATAATGTCTTCAATCCCAATAGGGGCTTGATAAAGTGATTTGCTAATGTCCATAGTGCCTCAATAGTAAATGTGTTTCCGGCGGAAACTCTTCAGTTCTTCTTTCTCATCGGACTCTAATCTCAAGAATCCGCCCTGTCTAAATCTAATTAATGCTTGGGTCGCGCTGTCAGTCAGGTCATCATGCTGACCGTTTGGGAATACAGCCATTTCTTCTATCAGTTCCCGCGCCCACCTAGTATCAGGTGCCCATACTTTACCCGACCTGATTAAATCCGTCACGGAATTTAAACGGACAAACTTGTCATTTCCTCTACTTGGTGTGTATTCGCTCACCATAATCCCCATCTGCCTCAACTCAAATATCAAAGGAGCCCCCGCTGCTTTAGCCTCGACAATACAAGCATCAGGTTCCCAGTCCATATAAAGCTCGTAGGCTTTTTCCTTTAATTCTGGAAACTCCATCCGTTTCTTGAACGCGTCCAAAAGGATGATGTGTACATCCTCTGGATTTTCGTTCATATGAAAAACCCCCCAAGTTGTGCAAGCGGAGTAGTCACTTCTTTCATTTTTAGTAAAAGCAGTATCCCAACTCTGAATTATAAATTCACACCTTGGAGGGTCATCCTTCTCCCAGACTTTCCACCACTCCCTCTTTACAATCGCTCCCTCTTCTCCTGTAGGACTTTGTTGATACTGAGCATTCCACTTAGAAGGGGGTAGTTCCTCCTTCAGGGCGGACAGTTCATCCAAAGACCAGAATTCAGGCCATAGGGGATTCCCGCTGGGTAATATCGCGGGAAACTCAATC